AAACAAATTAATGATTTAAATCTTGAATTAAGTGTATTGGATGATAAATTAAAGGCTACGCATAATGTATCTGATAAGAATATTATTAATATTAAAATTAGTGAATTAAAATCTAAAGTTCAACAATTATCATTATATGATGAATATGATTATTATCATGATGTATTTGATATATTGATGGATTATGAAGATGATTCACATGATAATTTTAATTTATTAAATCAATATTTATCAAAAGTAGATAAAGAAACTGTTAATAAAGGAAATAAAAAAAGAAATAAATTTGATAATATATCAAAATTATGTGAAAAATGTAAAGATGAGATGATATTAGATTTACATAATGGTTTATTAGTATGTCGAATATGTGGTGAAAGTCAAACAATTTTAGTAGAAAGTGATATTCCAAATTATAAAGAAGAATGTAATGATACAAAGACATATGTTGCATATAAAACAATGAATCATTTTAATGAATGGTTAAATAAAATCCAAGGGAAAGAAGTTATCGAATTAAGTGATGAAGTTTGTGAAAAGATAAAAAAAGAAATTAATAAATATAATTTAAATGGAAGTCTTTTAAATATTACTCCACAAAATATGAGAGAAATTTTAAATAAACTAGGATTAAATAAATATTATGATGATATTCCTTATATTATATTTAAAACTACCGGTAAAGAACCTCCTCAAATATCAAGAGAAAAAGAAGAAAAATTAAGACAAATGTTTAGAGAAGTACAGGAACCATTTAAGATCTTTAAACCAAAAGATAGACGAAATTTAATTAGTTATTCATATATCATATATAAATTATGTGAATTAATAGAATTAGATTATATATTACCATTTATAACACTATTAAAGTCTGATCAAAAAATTAAGGATATGGATATTAATATATGGAAAAAAATATGTACCCATTTAAATTGGGAGTTTATTCCTTCTATTTAATATTTAACAATTTGTTATTATTATATAATAATTATATATAATTATTATATGACTGGCGGATTAATTCAAATAGTTGCATATGGTACAGCAGATGTATTTTTAACTGGTATGCCACAAATAACGTTTTTTAAATTAGTTTATAGAAGATACACAAATTTTGCTATCGAAAATATAGAGCAAACATTTAGTGGAACAAAAAACTTTGGAAATACATTATCATGTACATTAGATAAAGTTGGAGATTTAATTAATAAAATGTATTTAAAAGTTGTATTACCAAATGTATCTTTAACTGATTCTAATTTTATATCTTCTTTTAATACTCAAGATCAATTTGAAATTAACAATTTGAATACACAATATACTGAATTTAAAGAATTGATAAATTACTTTTATAAATATTATCGTGAATTAAATACATATATATCAAAAATAAATCAAAGTATCTCATTATCAAATTTATATACAAAAGTAATGCAAATAACAAACATGTATTATACTGCTTCTGAATATAATAATTTAAAAACTAAATATAACAATACATATAATAAAAAATATCTAATAAATGATTTTATTATATCGCCCAAATTATTTAGTGATCCAAACATACAGAATTCTCAATTTAATAATTTTAAATTATCAGCTTTAGATATAATAAAAAATGTTATTAGTTATGAACAATCATCATTTAAATCATCATCTGATTTAATAAATAGATTAAATAAAGAATTATTTGATTTTAAAAATAATTCTAGAGAATTAGATAAATATTTATTTAATAACATTAATAATTATACAAATTTACATAAAAATTATCAAAATTATAAATTTGCATGGGTAAAAAAAATTGGTCATCAAATTATAAATACTATTTCTCTTGAAATTGGAGGTCAATTAATTGATAGACATACTAATGATTGGTATAATATTTGGAATGAACTATCATTGAATTCAGAATTAGAAACAGTATATAATACTCTAATTGGTAATGTTGATGAATTAATTAGATATGATTATTCTGTAAAAAATTCTTATACATTATATATTCCATTAAAATTTTGGTTTAATAAATTTATAGCTGGATCATTTCCATTAGTTTTTTTAAGATATGGTGATGTAAGATTTGAATTACAGTTAAATGACATACGTAATTTAATTAAAACAAATGCACCCAGTGATTATGATTTTGAAGATTCGATAAAATTAATCGATATTAGTCTATTAGTTGATTATATTTATTTAGATGTAGATGAAAGATCAAAATTTGCTCAATCAGAACAAGAATGTTTAATAGAAGTTGTTCAAAATTATAATTATAATTCAATTAATTCAAATACTGTTACACTTGAATCATATTTTATTAATTCAGTTAAAGAGATGTATTGGATTGCTCAATCTAAAAGTAATTTATCATTAAATTTTTTAGATACTTATGATTTAGGGATTATATATCAAGTCCAAAATATAACAAAAATAATAACAAATAATAATATAGAACAAAAAATACAGATACTTTTAGGTAATCATATATTTAATGTAGGAGATATTATTGAAATATTTAATTCTCAAAATTATAATAAAAAATATAAAATTGTAGCAGTTGATTTAACAACTGTCACAATATATTCAAAATTTTTTAAAAATGAATTAGATTGTTTTGTTAAACTTGTAACAACTTCAATAATAACAGATTCTAATAATTCAAATCCATTCATTAATACTACTTATACATTTGAACAATTTAATAGATTCCAAAATTATGATTATACTTATACCAATTATGTTCAACCTTGGCAATTTCATACTAAAACTCCTGCAAACGGCATTAATTCATACTCATTTTCGATTGAACCCGAAGAATATCAACCAAGTGGTGCAGTTAATTTAAGTAATTATAAATATAAATCATTTCAATTTACTTTAGATAATAAATTGATTAATTATATACAAAATAAGAATGATACTTTAATTATTAAAACTTATGCATTAGGGTATAATTTAATATCATTAAAAAATGGAATGGCTGGATTAGTATTCAATATTTAATTTATATATCAAAAAAAATAAAAATAAAAATTGTTAGATATAATTTTTATTTTTAGATGTAAATTTTTATATGATATTTTAAAAATATAAAAAAGTTTAGTTGTATAATTTGATATGTATATAAAAAAAATTGATTTGTTTATTTTTTAAAAATATTTATCTTAAAGTAATATTATAATACTGAGACGAATCACTCAACTGTTAAAAGAAAATAAACCTTTTTTTAAAGTATGTACAAAACCATTATTAGAACAAATTAATCTTTGGAATACTCATATTCCTCATGTTCAACCATATTATGCAGTTAAATGCAATAATGATAATCATTTAATGAGTGTTTTAGCAAAAAATCAAATAAATTTTGATTGTGCTTCTAAAGGGGAAATAAAGCAAGTACTTGACTTGGGAATAAATAACAATCGTATAATATATGCAAATCCATATAAAAGTGATTCTGATATTAAATATGCTGAATCACAAAATATACCTTTAACAGTTGTTGATTCAGTTGAAGAATTTGAAAAAATTAAACATAATAAAATGGAAATATTAATTAGAGTTAAAGTAAATGATAAAGAATCATTAATGCCATTTAGTTCAAAATTTGGTAGTTCTTTTGAAGAAACTATAGATATATTAAAATTAGCAAAACTATACAATAAAAATATTAGTGGTTTTTCATTTCATGTTGGTAGTGGATGTTATAATCCAAATCAATATTATGATGCAATTAAAATGATATATGATATTATTTTGAAAACTAAAGATCTAAATCATAATTATAAGATAGTAGATATTGGTGGAGGATATTCTGGTGCATGTGATATTGAATTTATAAAACAAGCAAATTCTATAAATAAATCTTTGAAATTATTTGAACATCCTATAAACTTTATGAATAATATTAAATTTATATCAGAACCTGGTAGATTTTTTATGACAAAAAGCCATACATTATTTGTACCAATTATTGCTAAAAGAAAAACTAATAATAAAATATTCTACATAATAGATGAAAGTATATATTCATCATTTTCAAATATCACGTATGATATGGGAAATCCTAAATTAGAATTAATGAATGAATCAAAAAATATTTATAAATTATACGACAGTGTAATTTTTGGAAGAACATGTGATTCAGCTGATAAAATATTAGAAACAAAATTACCTGAATTAAATATTGGGGATTATTTTGAAGTTAAAAATATGGGTGCATACACAACAGCATCATCAACTAATTTTAATGGTTTTGAAACAACTGAAAAAATTTATTTATGTTAATTATTAAATAAAAATTTATTAATTAATTTTTATTTAAAAGATCATTATATAATAGAATTATATGCCTGCGGGAATTATACAATTACTGGTTAGTGGAGCTCAAGATAAATTATTTACATCTAATCCACAATTTAATTATTTTAAACAGGTACATTTAAAGCATTATAATTTTTCTATTTTTAATTATGAAATACCAATTATATCACAATTTGATTTTGGTAGTACTGTACAAGTAGAAATTCCTAAAAATGGAGATCTATTAAGACGTATTCAAATAAAAATGGAAATACCTGCAATTCAAATAAATTATAATAATTCATTAGATGTTGAA